TAAGTGCAAGCCGTCCAACGGCTACATTGTTGCCGCCAGTGGTATTGGCGTCGAGCGCGGACCGGCCGAGGGCTGTGTTGCTGGCGGCTTCGGCGTCATTTAGGAGCGCGTCCTCCCCGAGGGCTGTCTTGCTGGCGCCGGTGGTATTGCTGAGGAGTGCCGACCGTCCAACGGCTGTGTTCTCAGAGCCAGTGGTGTTGTTGGTAAGTGCAAGCCGTCCAACGGCTACATTGTTGCCGCCAGTGGTATTGGCGTCGAGCGCCGACCGCCCGAGGGCTGTGTTGCTGGCGCCTTCGGTGTTATTTAGGAGAGCGTCCTCCCCGAGGGCTGTGTTGCTGGCGCCGGTGGTATTGCTGAGGAGTGCCGACCGTCCGACGGCTGTGTTCTCAGAGCCAGTGGTGTTATTGGCTAACGCATCCCGCCCGAGGGCTGTGTTGCTGCCGCCCTCGGTGTTGTTTAAGAGTGCATCCTGCCCAATGGCTGTGTTGCTAGCGCCAATGGTGTTGGCGACGAGAGCAGACTGCCCAAAAGCTGTGTTGCCGCTGCCAGTGGTGTTAGAGTCCAATGCCCCGCTACCGACTGCCGTATTACTGCTAATGCCCCCTACACCACGACCAACACGCACCCCGTAAATAGTCGCATCTGCTGGTGCAGTTATGTCGCCACTGTCACCAATCGTGACACTACTATCCTGTGCCAGCTTTCCGGTTGTGCCGATAAAGCGAACAATGGCATTGTCGGTGGAAGATGCTGGCCCCGCGACCTTCTCACTATCAATCTCAGACAGAGCGGCTTGGGCATCTGTAGCAGTAATGTTGCCTGTAGGAACGACGCTAATTGCGCTAGCATCGTGGGCGTCTGCTGCATCATTAATATGATTGGACAGGCCAGTGGTATTCGTATCTACTAGACCGTCCACTTCATCAATAGCACTCTGTACATCTGTAGCGGTGAGACCAGAGGTGGTGTTTACATAAGAGATAGCCGAACCATCGTGAGCATCCACAGCATCTGCTATGTGATCAGACAGACCACTAGCGTTGGTCGAAATGCTAGTCTCTGCCGTGTCGAGCCTTCCCTCTACTTCGTCTACTGCTGCCTGTACGTCTGTAGCCGTAAGACCAGAAGTAGCGTTGGTATAAGGCACTTCACTAGCAATCTGGTCATCCTTAGCAGCAGTCTCAATCCCATCCAGCTTACTACCGTCAGCAGCTACATCACGACCATCGACAGTACCATCAACAGTGATGTTACCAGCCATCCACAAGTTTTTAAAGCGAAGAGACGTACTACCAAGATCTACATCGTTAGTAACATGAGGAACAATCACACCATCAGCAATACTCACCTGCTTGGTTTTTACACTAGCGACATTAACGGAGAAGTCAACTTGAGACAGAGAGTTATTAATCTCAACCGTGTTAAGATTAGTTGGATCAGAAATTATAGGAACATAACCACCTTGGTCTGTAGAACCATCGTGCCTGTGACCATTAGTTTCATCAAACGCATCGTCAATAAGCTGGAATTCGGCATTGAATTCCGAAGCTAGGATGGTGTTACCTGTGGATTGAGAATATACTCTGGTATAACCTGCCATGCTTTTTTCCTCTTAAAGCTGCGGTCCTATCCGCATGTCTATATATAAACTGTTGATAGAATACGGACCGTTTGGCCCTAAACTATCAAACTTAAACTTATTACTGTAGCCAGACCCCTCAATAAGTACGCGCTCTGAAAAGTCTGCGGGTCCACCATAAACATCCGTATCGTATATCGCAGTACCGTAGCCTGCTACACCACCGACTCCCGCTAGTGGATAAGCCGGGGGCTGTGCCGTATTGTCGTCGCTATAATCATAGACCACGTTCATCGTAATATCGTCCACCGTCGGAGACTCAACGTCCCCAAAGATACGAACATAGTGGAGAGTTTTGCGACGACCAATGTCTCCGTAGTCTAACTCATTTAATTCTAGACGGGCTTGGACATCAGCACCATTGAAGCTGTTGCCTTCGTCATGGAAGCCAATCTTACCATCAGTCATTCCTTGGATATGCTTCTCTAAGTTAAGACTCAGATCGCTAACGCTAGCCACACCATCAATAGCTGAGACGGGCATTCCCTCTATCTTACTCCATTGCCACACTACTTCCCCTGTGTTATCTGCTTTCAAGGTTCCGATTAGAGCAGGCTGCTCAGCATCAAAAAAAGTGGTGCGGGTGTAGAAGAGTCGATACTGGTTCTTGTTTCTCAGTGTTACAGAAGAGAACGTAGTGCTGTTTAGATTAGCTAAGATTTCTTTGATGATTGGGTCAATCTTACGAGCCACGTTACCAAACTGAACATCGCCGTAGCTGTCGGCAGCTTTTAAGGTACGGATGCCATCAGGTGCTAGGAAGATTAGGTCTCCACCAATCTCCTGTACGGTCCAGCCTGAGGCACATCCCACCTTATAGGTGACAGGTAGGATGGCTGTATTTAGTTGGTTCGGGTCATCCAGTTCTACAAGCTGGTGAATGCTGTTCCGACAGAATACAACCACTCTATCACGCAGTCCCCGTACAGCTAGGACAGGGTGATCCACTTGGAGAGTTCCAGAACTAGCACCAGTGAATCTGCGATTGTTCAGTCGATCAGACCAAGCGACATTACCAGTTGAGGCTGCATCATTAGCTACTACAATACGCTCGTCAAACTGTGTGATGTACTTGGGCTTGCTTGGAGCACCGAAGTTTGCCGAGTCCAGTACATCATATTGATATACTCGACCAGCACCAGTACCCGTAATCTTGAAGTAGCCTAAGTCATAGTTGCCGTTTTCATCAGACCAGACTAGAGAACCATACTCCCCATCTTCCTCATACCATGCAAACATGGCCCGACCTTGACCCACCCGAGCAAGGATGGTGCCAGACAGTGTGTCTGTGCCGTTCTTATAGTGAATAGCAGAAGTAGAGGTAGTGAATGCCTGATCAACAGTGATGGTATCGGCTGTAATACCTACAATATTCCTAATCTCACCACTAATCCTAATGTCTTCACCCAAGCTGTACAGAGTAGTAAGGTCGGCTGCTTCTGTACCCTTCGTTACATTCACACTGCCGTCGATGGTCAGAGTACCTGTAGACTGCTGGGTGTAAGTGTCCCTATTCACCTGCATCCAAGTGTCGCCGTCGGTGGAGAAGTATATGCCGCTACCAGCGATAGCCACTACACCGTCTGCATACGGAAACACACCAAGGATAGTGTCTGTTCCACCTGTAGGCGTAGCACTACCAAACTGAGTCCACCCGTTAATCCTCCGATATCCTGCTGATACGGACGGCTCATAGTTGATCATAATCCTAGCCGTGCCGGGATTTTGTTGTAAGACGTAGTGAGGTGATACGAGGTCAAGGCCTCCGTTCAGGTTTAATACATATGGTACTTGTTCACCCATTTAGATCCACCTAGTACGGCTGTCCACCACGCGATCCGGGGCAGACTGCAATTCTTGTTTACGCATATTCATAAGCCCATCCTTGTACTCGGCCTCAGCAATGGCTGCTTGGTTGGGGTTTTCCTTACGCTGCCATGCATAGTAGCGTGTACGGGCTTTTAGGACGGGCACATACTGGTCAGGAATGACCAACACATCCAAAGCATTAACCAGCAGGACAGGGCGATTGTAAGCCCAGAAGTAGATTTTATACGCCTTATCTGGTATGCCACTGAGACCAAACCTACGATTGTCTGGGCTGCGAATCACTCGCCTCGGAACTTGGAAAGAACTAGAGTTTTGCCCTTCTTCATGCGGAGCATAGTGGTCACGCCACTCATTCAGTTCGATGTATGGGAGGTTACGGACAGTGTACGGATACACTTCTCCTGCTACGCCTTCTGTGGTAAGATGGAAGTTATTCCAATCCACAAACCCATAATCATGATTGATATCACTAGCAGCAGGGTTGAGTAGATACCACCTCGTTCCAGCCACCGTCTCAACAGATGTATTACCATAAAACTTATCCTGTGGGGGAGCAACAGATAGCCAAGGCCACTTGTTGTTTGGGTTATTCATATCCAAATAAGCACGGTTTACGAACTCTTTGACAGAGGCTTGTATGTTCGTAGCACTAGGAAACGCGGTCTCGGTAAGCCTCACTTCATTCATCTCACCCAGTATGTCATTCACTACGGATATGTATTGTGTCGCCATTACAGTTCCTCTGCTAAGTAGAGAGTAGTGATGGTGTCTTTGTTACCAGCAAAACTCTCCACTGCTACAATCAAGATGTCTCCGGGGGTTAGATAGTATGGTGCATCCTCTGCTGCCGGGTTCTCTATCACGTTTTTCTCTTCGATATCAATCCACTCTTCCAACAGCAATCGCATACTACTTCGATCAAGCTGGAAAGCATTGTCTAGAGCAGTAGTTTCTCCACCAATAAGATACTCTACGTTACTGTCGTCTACAGAAGACCAACCGCCTAGAGCGTTTAGGTTAGTCGCCACTGTGTCCCGAGCTATATAAGCCTGAACACCACTTTCGTCTCGACACCAATTGGCTATTTTAGTAGCCACGACGTTCTTCATGTTTTCTACAGTGGCTGAGTCATCTGTAGTAACAGTGCGAGGAAGCCTGATTCCTATAACGGCTCTGCCATCCTTATCAATCTGAACTTCACCACCTGTACTGACTGATAGGAACGTCCTACCCTCTTGTACGCCACCTTCAGAAGTGATGTCTACACAACCAGCAAGAAGCTCTAGTTCTGTGGAGGTATCGGTGGAGCATTCATATGCGGCTGGGAGTGCGGGATTCCGCATACTGACGGAAGTGCGAGTACCTAGTGCATCTTCCTTATAAACCTCTTGGAGATTGATATACCATGTGTAGTTACCTACACCTCTCCACTGAAACTGAATGTCGTAGACATGTCCTTTAGAGGGATCAAAACCAGTGGGGAGTAGGCTTGTGATGTCTTCTCGTAGCTCAACTACACCATCTGACTTTCGTACAGCGTACATTTTCCAGCTAGATCCATCACCCTCTAGTTCAAAATATACACCATTCTCTTTGGAGAAGAGTCCCCACTTGCGTCTCCCATCTCCTGTTGGATTGGGGAGGATACATGCTGTGGATACTAGATGCCCTCTGTTGGGCTGATAACGAGGACTGCGCTTGGAGCGAAGAACGGCTCCGTTGCCTGCTACAGTACCTGACTTGAGAGATAGGGCACCATTTGCTGAAGTAGCTCGCGTACCTGTGGTAGTTAGAGGAGTCCACGTACTTCCTGCGAGGGAATACTCTTCCCAGATGCTGTCCCTAACAGTGTATGTAAAAATACCGTGGAACAAACTGTAATCATATGTTACTTTCTGTTTGCCCCAAGCGTCTCTTTGCAAACCCCCATAGGCTGAATTATCTTGGACTACGACCGTGGGACTGCCGCCGCTGCTTTCTTGAGGAACCCATTCCTGCGTATCATTGTCGAAGACATATTGAAGACTGTAGCGAAAGTAGTTCTCTTTGTAAGACATACAGCCCTCATGTAATTAGGGGGAGCCCCGAAGGGCTCCCGAGTTTTGGTTAGTCGATAGTCATGATGGCCCGAGCAAGAGCTTCGGGACGCAGCACTTTACGACCCCAGACCAGAAGGCCACGAACCACATCAGCAAATGCATCGTGGGCACGGAAGCTCTCGGTTTGCGAGAGTGCCGAAGCCGATGCCGTTGCAGACATGTGACCAGCGACCAGATTGTACAGGTCAGTGCCTGAGAACGAGCCAGTACCTGCCGTGGTGGCGAGGTTGTTGGACTTGTACAGCTTGAAGCCACGGAGCATGCCCGAAGCCACCAGACCGTTACGGAGACCACCGTCGCCTTGGTTGAAGTCAACCGACATCAACTTAGAGCTAGTACGAGCAAGCTCTTCGTAGAAGATCGGGTTAGCCACAACATAGCGGTTCTCTTCCGGCACGTTGTCTTCGTCCAAGAGACGAGCCAAGCGGGACAGAACGTCCAGCGGATCAACCTCATTAGAGTCGAAGCCGGTGTCGATAGGAGCCGCAGTCGTACCGTAGACGTTACCAGAGTCTACGCCTGCAACCATCACAGCAAGAACGTCAGTGTCGTAGTCGTCCTTCAGTTGGTATGCAGCGTTATCAGCAGCAATCGCCTGCCAGTTGATGTGAGAGAAACGAGTTTCAAGGTCATCAACTTCGAAACGGAAGTACTTAGCCTGGTCAATCACCATGACCAGTTCTTGGTCGGTGAGTGCCGTGCGGCCAGCAGCCGTATCGGTTTCACGCAGGTAATCAGCGGTGCTGATTTGCGGTTCTTTGACGATGTTTACGGTATCGCCGTAGCCAGCAATATCACCGAAATACATTTGTTATCGTAGGAGTTCTTTATCACCTACTTCTTACAGTTGTTGTCCTGTAAGGTCAGACTATATCTTCACCTGTTCTAGGTGTCCTGCACTCTTGGAACCCACTTACTAGGAAGTTTATACTCCATAGAAGGAATGATGTAAGGTTTGATCAGTAGCTCTAGCTTCTTACTCTCTTTAGTATTGAAAACCAAATACCACTTACCAGACTTTTTATGATAACGCTTCTTTCCTTGAATCTCCCACACTTCTTTGAAATAGGTTATGATAGTGTCTATCTCTTCTTCAGTGCAGTAGGTGGCTATTCTCATTTCACAAGATGTAACTTCCTTCGTCACTTTGTTCTTGTTCTTACTCACCCCACCATCATCCATGTACCAGTAGGCTATACCTTCAGGGTTTAGATAATCAAGGGCTTGTCGAGTGTACCACTTCTTTCTGTCCTTGGAATAACACTTGCGGTGGAGGTAGCGGAAGTAAGGATGTTGTTTAGTAATCCTCAATTCTGTATGTTCTTTCCCACCAAGCTCAAACTTCCTCTCACTAATCTTTGGTAGTTTCCCACCAAATATTGAATGAAGAATCTTCTGCTTGTGTTCTATGTATTCTCTTTGCTTCTCAGTGTGACCAATAACAAATTCTACATAGCCTCGTTGTTTTAGTTTGAGGCAACCATCACCCCATACCATCCCAACGAGAATTCCTCGTTGCGTTATATTCATCTTCCTTCCTCTTACGAGTACGAGACTCGTGTCTAAAGTTAGTAGGTTCTAGTCGTTGAACCTTCCGGTTTCCCGGCTTGGCTGCTGATTGCCCACTCGGGGTTCCCAGCAATTCACAGGATTTATTTTTCTAGGTGTCCCCACCTAGCCCGACTATTTCAGTTAATCAGTGTTGGTAATTGCTTCACAGACCGTTGCCTTACGGAAAGCGATCTGAACTTTCTGCGAAAAGATTTCCGGCACCCAGAACGCATTAGTCTGTCCAGCGGTAGCGGAATTAAAGTTTTGCCGACTCGCAGTTGTCGGGCTTTCAAAGTTGCTCATTTGAGTTACCTCACTATAGATTAAAGGGTTGTGATCCTACCACACCGTAGCCTATATAGGGGGGTAACTAAGAAGTAGCCTAAGAGGGGTTCTTAGTTGGTAGTTATTGTCCCATCAAGATGCGACCTTCAGCGAAGGCTGCATCAATCTCGGACATATACTTCTCTGCTTGTGCAGGTGACAGGGCGGCGATCTCACTCTGTTTCCAGATTCGTTCCCCGGTAGCTGTCGGCTCTTCACGACGCGGAGTAGTTGGAACCGCTTCATCGGCTCCTCTATCAGGTTTGGCTGCTGCTTGAACAGGTGGCGTCTGTGCTGGTGCTTGGTTGAGCATACCTCTATCGGCCTTGTAGAGATTGATAGCTCTGGCTGCAAGCTGCACATTCGTGCTGTTCTTGTACACCCAGTCCTGAATTTGTTGCGGCTGTTCTTCTGCCCATGCATGGAAGTCGTCGTCGGCCCTAATCTCTTCGAAGTCTGGGACGATGGTCTTCAACTCTGCATAGGCTCGTTCAGCCTCTGCGTATGCAAGTTGCTCTTGCATCTGCTTCATACTCTCCTGTAGTTGTTTAGTCTCCTCCGATGCACGGAGATGTGCGACACTTTCAACTACAGCATAGATATCTGGATTCTCTTCCTTGAAAGCGGCCAGGTCTTCTTCAGACTTCGGCGGCTTATATTGCGGGCGATTGTTCCGCATGTCTTCCTTGAGGGCATTGATTTCGTCCTTCATGCCTTGCAGTTTACGATCGTGGTGGCGCTTCAGATCGTCGTAACGCTTTTTATAATCCACCTTTTTAAACTGCTCAACCGGCTCTTCCTTTAGTTCCGGTTCTTCAGCAACTGTTGCCTCGGGCTCAGGTGCTGGTTCTGGGGCAGGCTCTTCCATCTTATCAAGAACAGCTTGCTTAGGCTTAGAGACGTAAGCCATGTTCTCTGCTGACACGAACTCTTCGCCGGTCTTGTTCTCATTTTCCCACTCTTTCGATTGGTTGTATTTACCAGACTGCTTCTGGTTTGAAGGTGTCATACGCATAGTTAGCTCCTAAAAAATTAAGTTACATAGCCCCCGCTTTGGCTCGGGCTTCGTTGTGCATTGCCTCAAGATTCTCTAATCCGATCTCTTCTACGGCTGCTGCACTGAAGATGAATTCACCATCACTCAGTCTTGCGGGGACCATATCTTCCGTTGGGCCACCCGGTCCTTCTACAAACCCGTCGCTTGTCTGCATAGCCATCTCAGCTAGTTCAGCAACAACAGGAAATTCTTGTGCCAGCGTAGCGACTTCAAGGAACTTCTGCTCACCCAAAATCTCTGCCAGCGGAAGCCACTCTTCCCCCTCTTGAGGGGCCGTGTCTTCTTCCATCATCTCCGGCGGAGCCAATAATGTATTCTCGTCCATCTCTACGTCTCCACCAGTTGCGTATTTCTTTGCGCCCTTTACTTGCGGATACCGCCCATTGCCAGGATCTTTATAGTAAACTCCTTCATAGCCCTTCTTTCGCATAGCATTCACAGCGGTCTCAACACCTACGCCGACAGCGAATCTGCTACTCATGTTTCTAGCAGTGCGATTTACGATGTTCACGAAGTCATCGCGGAGCTTCTCCCTCTCGCTGCGAGGCTGGGTGTTAATCCAACCACTCACTTGACCCAAAGCATTCTGAGCTTTCTCATTAGCCCGGTACTTTTTTACGTGTGCGGCGCCTGCATACACGTTCTTATAAGTGTCGGTAAGGTTTGCCAGAAACGCTTTGCTCTGAGCTTTGTCTTTAGCACCTAGTCTACCGCTGCCTAGCATACCAGAAGAACGAATACCTGCCGGAGCTAGACGGTTTTGAGCCAGTTGCCCGCCTCGCAAACGATACCCAAAGGAGCTATTCTGAAGCTGCATACAAGCATCCTTCTCACCCAGCTCACACCTAGTAACTAGGGTTTGGGCCTTCTGCTGGCTCGGAGGTAGCTGCTTTGTTTTACTCAACATTGACATTAGCTCTGAGCCCCCTGATCTTGTCGATTGCTTGTAAGTAACCCTGAGTACGATAGAGAAGTTCTGGCTTCTCTGCTTGCTTCAGGTTCTTTAGGTTGATTGCTTCCAGTTCGTCCAAGTATTCAGACAATGCATCCCATACAACGGGACTATTGGTGAGGGCTTTTAGTTTGGTTTTATTCATTATAGTCTCCCTACAAAATTAGGTTAACATACTTTATATAGGTTTGTCAAGTATTTTCTTCACTTGGTGCTTGATTTTCTTGGGGAGTACCCGCAAATTCCTCCTGTCCAGGCATCGCTGGAGCAGGAACACCACCCGGCTGACCCATTCCAGACCCCGGCATAGGCATTCCACCCATTGGCATACCTCCAGCGGCCCCAATCTGAGCGGCCATAATAGCTGCTTCATCTGGGTCGTTGATGAGTTCGTCAGGATCTAGGTCTAGGCTCTCGACGAAAGCTTTGACATAGGCAGGAGCCTTAATCCACGGGGCAATTGCCGGATTAGCAAACAACTGACCGAAGGATGTGAGCCTCTGACTGCGGATTTCGTTCTGCATCAGGCTAGCTGCACCCCCAGCCCGCACCTCTAGGTCTCCTACCACCTCTAAATCTCCCTCATAGAAGCTCATATTCCACTGGAACATCGCTTCACCAAGAGGTTTGAGCAGGAAGTCGTCGATATTCTTGACAACAGTCTTTACAGACAGGCTAGCAGCCCCCATCAGCATAGACATCCCCGCTGCCGTGCGGGTCGTGGACATAATTCCTGTCTGACCGTGGGCAAATGACGGGATTCCCGTCGATTCGTCTGCAATCTGACGGAATTTGTCGAAGATTTGCATGTTTTCTGGGGCAGTGTTAGGGAATTTGATGCCAAATATGGCCTGACCCGGTACACCAGAGGCTCGTTTGAACACTTTGCCCGGATATATCTCCATATTCTGCCCTGCTACCAGTGCATTCTCGTCAATATCAAAGACCAAATGTCCTGCCAGAGCTAGATTGTCGATAGCCATACGCATATGACCGTTCATAATCATCTGACTATCGGACATATTCTCCGCCACACCGATTCCGAAGAACGAATAAGGGTTGAGTTCGTAATCAAACGCCAGATACGGAATACGTTTAGGCGTGAAGGGGTTGAGGACAACGCGCAACAGTTTGCCATGACATACCCAAGCATTGATTTGCACCTCATCTGTGTGATCGAAAGCATCCAACCCATCCACCATGTGGGATTCTAGGTCTTTTTTGTCTATGAGTCCCCAGTATTCCAACACCTCATAACGATCTGAAGTGGGATATGTACTGTTGTTCTCTGCCAGAAGCTCGTTCTCATAGTCCTTGCGAACGTAATTAGGATTTAGGTCAAGGATTTCGTTGATAGCTTCCTTATCGAAATAGGGACGATTCTTCAATCCCCTCACCTGCGACCTGCCCATCTTATGACGCTGGATAAACCACTCACACTCTTCCATACTACGGGCGTTGGGATCGGGGAATGCGTCAAAAATAGAGCAATGCTCCAGCCGGGGCACCTTCACTTCCTCGGGTGCGTATACTCTCTTACCAGTGACACTATCTTTTTTCCAACGATGTAGCGTCTTCCTGTAGGTGAACGGGCCTTTGATAATACCCGTCCCCAGCAGAGACGCTTCAAAGAGGCTGCGTCGTAGCTCTTGGGCTCCGTTGCTCTCCTCAATCTGGTCGTGGATCAGCTTCTCCATACGGAGAGCAGCTTCAGCCGCAGGCTTTAGCTCCGGCTCACCCATGTGGCCCGGACCCTCGACAAGCTGATCTGCATTACCTTCCAGTAGCTTCTGCTGGATACCGGCGTTTACATCCTTAGCCT